GATCCTCGTACCCTCGCTCTCTAGCAATCCTTACAAGTTCTAAAACTTGTTCAGGAAACTTATAAATTCCTTGTAGTAAGTCTACAGGTAAACCTGTAACTTCTATTTGGTTTCTAAAAAGTCTTTTAGCAAACTCAGTATTACCGAGTTCACTTTGAGTGCTTTTAGCGAGAGAAACAGAAACACCTAATCTTTGGATAGTATCAATATATAGTTTATATACATTAATATCTGTATCCAAAGTATCATCTCCTAGTATCAAGTATTTATACTTTGATATACCTAGTTTATAGGCACACCATTGTTTTACTACATGATGTGTAAGAGTTGAAACAGGCCATGAGCTTAAAACACCCATGGGGTTACCACAGTTGTAGGTTACTTCTCCTTTCGGATGAAAGAACTTACGTCCTGTAATAACTTGTTTCCATATTTCACCAATGTTGTTACCGTATGCTGCATTTATAACACTAATTTCCAAATCAATTGGAAATCGGTCAGTAAAAGCAGTCATATCAGAACTATAAAGGTGGGTTCCTAAACCTTTGATAAGTTTAGGTATCTCCGATTGTCTGAAAGTTACATCGCTTGGTAAAGACTTTAACTTCTTCATGAAAGCATTGTGAAGTGCTTCTAAAGAAGTATTAGTCCACCAATCTGCTATAGCTATAACACGTGTTTTACACGCTTTATCACTAAGCAGTACAAGTTTTGAGTGTTTCCACTCACCCTTGTGCGGTTTGTAAGTATCCATCATAACTTTGAATTCTGGGAAAGTTATCCCCATCATTCTTTTTATGTTGGCATACAATTCGGGATCTTGCCTTAAAGCAGCAAGATCTCTCATTGCTGTAACAGTAGCGGGTCCATTTGGACCTGCTTTGTTACTAATTACAAATGTCGATTGTTCTAATCTAGGAAAATTCTTAAGAAAAGAACTTTTTGATATGTACTTTTTGATATCTTCTATCAGATTTAAATCTGATGTAGAGTTATCAAGTATAGTATTTACTTCGTATTTAGGTTCACACCTAAATCCGTCAATTATTCTCATAATTGAAAGTGAATACCTTATACTAGACACATCTTCTAGATTAGGTTTAAGAAACTTAATCACTTTTGGAAATTGGTCCTTATCTGTTTTACAGAAAGGGATTTCCGTAATATGTTGTTTTAAAACATATTGTTGAAGGGCTACTCTGAAACTTTTCAGTTTCTTTATAGCTCCCATCCTTCCATGGTTTTTAAGTAAACTCTTAACCAGATCATAGAAACTTTTATGAAACTGGTTGGGCTTACACCCATGGATAATGTTGATCAAAGGAAGCACAGCATCTATATGCTGTAGCCAACTAAGGTCATATTTATCTTTTTGGTGTGACATCATAGTTTTACTGTGATGTTGCTCTCTCAAACGAGCAAGCTCATTTGGTG